GATCAGCGTGGCCCCAGGGTCCGAGGACGCGGGCTTTACCGCTGGCTCCGACGACATCACCATCAGCGTCCCCGTCGCGCAGACGCCCCTCACCGTCACCCTCGAATAGTGGGCGCCGTCATCACCATCATCCAGACACCGAAAGGCTGGGAGGTGGTCGCCAAGGACGCCACGCACCTGAAGGTGGAAGTCGTGGGAGACGAGGTGATCGTCAAGGTTCGCCCGACTCCTGATACCGGGTCTCAGCCGCTCGACGTGACGCTGGCCCAGTAATGGCTCGGCCAACCAAACTCACGCCGGAGATCCACGTTGGGATTGTTACGCTCGTGCAGTACGGCGTGCATCCCGACGTGGCAGCCGGTGCGTTCGGGGTTGGCCGGTCCACGTTCTTTGAGTGGCTGGAGCGTGGCGAGAGCAGCGATCCGCGCCGCCCGTCCGTTCCGGAATACACAGCATTTGCGGACGACATCCGTGCGGCAGAGTTTCAGGCCGAGTCCGCGTTGATCTCCACGGCCGTCGCCAAGATCAGAACCACCCAGGATGCGCTCTCTATCGCCGCTCGGCGGTTCGGTGATCGCTGGCGTGAGCGCGTCGATGTCCACCTCGAGCTCGAGGCCGAAGTCCGCAAGATGGCCGATGAGATGGGCGTGGACTACGCTGAAGCGTTGGCTGAGGCCGAACGCATCCTGGCAGGCGCATGACCTTCGCCACCCCGCTCCAAACGGCCGCCGCTCTCGGAGCGATGCGGATCAAGCATCGTCAGGCCGTTAGTGCGACCGAAGATGAGCGCGTCATTACCTTCGCCAACGACCAGCAGCGCGTGTTCTTTGAGTCTCAGGCTCCTGAACTCCTGTACTCCGGGGCTTACCGCGCCGGCAAGTCGCGCATCGGCTGTGAGAAGGCCTATTGGCTAGCCAAGCACTACCCAGGGATCACCATTGGCATCTTCCGCAAGGTCGGGTCGAGCATCTGGGAGTCAACTGAGCGGACGCTGCTCCAAGACGTGATCCCGCGCTGGGCGATCGTCAAGAAGAACCTGTCGCAACACTGGTACGAACTGGCGAACGGCTCGCGTATCTCGTTCTTCGGCCTCGACCCTGACCCCATTACGGGACTTCCGTCCAAGGTTGGATCAGTCGAGCTCGGCTGGGCCTTCGTGGATGAGGCGGTTGAGGTCACCGAACTGGACTGGAACATGGTCAAGGGCCGCCTCTCGTGGCCCGGCATCCCGTACCACCAGATCTCTGCCGCTACGAACCCTGCAAGTCCGAAGCACTGGCTGAAGGCTCGGTTTACGCCGCCGACGGCCGACAAGGTGTATCTGCACGCCTCGACCTTCGACAATCCGCTACTGCCCGCCGACTATCTCGAGAGCGCGGCCAGTCAGCCGGACGACTATATGAAGCGCCGGTATTCACTGGGCGAGTGGGTCGGGGCTGAAGGCGTGATCTGGAGCCTGCCTGACGACCAGGTGAAGTACCCCGAGACCAACGAGTGGAAGCGCGTCGTGGCCGGCGTGGACTGGGGCTTCGTCCATGCCTTTGCCTGCGAGGTCGTGGGGCAGAGCGGTACTGGACGACTGGCAGTGATCGACGAGGTGTACGAGAAGGGCCAGACGATCGACCGCATCATCCCGGCCTTGGAATACATCCGGACCACGCACAACGTCCAGACCTTCTACGCCGACCCATCCGAGCCCGCCTACATCCTGCAATGCCAGCGTGCCGGCCTGCCGATGGAGCCCGCGAACAACGCGGTAGCGCCCGGCATCGGAGCCGTGAGCACGGCCATCGCACGGGGAATGACGATCACGCCAAGTTGCTCAGGTCTTCTAGGAGAACTGCCCGGCTATACCTGGGCCAAGGATCGACAGGGTGGCTTCCGGGAAGTGCCGATCGAGATCAACGACGACGCCTGCGACGCGCTCCGCTATGCCGTCGTGGCGCTGGATCGGTCATTCGAGGACAACCCGTGGGCGCAGCTCGCCGGACAGAGAGTGGGAGGAGTGGCGTGAAGCGGCTGATCTGCCTGATGTTCGGCCATCCCGGCTGGGTCGATCGTGAGGCGCGCTGGGAGACGTGGTGGCCCGATAGGGACGTTCCCGGCCGCCATCCTCACTGGGACGGCATCTCATTCATCGGGCATTGTGTTCGGTGCGGCGCACGGGACAAGACGATGTACCCGCACGTTCCGTCGATCGCTTGGCTCATCAAGCCATGACCGCCAGCCTCTCAGCCCTCGATGCCGGCTTCGTCTTCGCCGTAACCGGCGCAGCGATGCTCTGGCCGTGGCTGGCCCTGATCGTGGCCGCTGCGTGGATGGTGGCGCTGTTTATCGAAGGCGAGCGACGTGCGAAAGCGGCGGCTACCGATGCGGCGTAGTTTTCGGGGCTGGGCTGAACGGGCGCGTATTGAAGCCACCGACGCCACGCTGGATCGGACCGGAGCCTGCGCTGATCGCGTTGACCTGCGAGACCATCGGAGCCGGAATGGCGCGAGCAGCCAACTGCCGCTTCAGCCGAGCCACTTCCTCCTCCAACTCAGCGATCCGTTCCACGTCGGCCGCCGATCGTTTCTCCGGGGCTTTCTTGGCGCGGTAGTCGCGCATGTAGGCGGCCTGATCCTTGGCGGGCATTGGTTTACTCCGGTCTACAGGGTTAACGGGCAGATCGTAAACCGGGTTAACGAGGTTTACAACTAGATGGCCCTGTATCTGCCGCCGCGTCCGGCCATCCGCCCAGCCTTCAAGGCCGGCCCAGTCGGTCCGGGCGCTGGCGTCCTGATGACCGAGTTCCCGTTGTCAACGATGGCGGGGCAGCAGACACCGCAGCAGAAGATGCGCCAGGCGTGGAAGCTGGGCATCGAAGTGCCGTGGATCCGCGCCGCTGAGCTGGTCATCGCATCGAAGATCCAAGGCCTCGACTGGCACATCGAGGACGGCGACGAGAACACCGTCGATGACGACTACACCGGCTCTGACGCGCAGGAACTCCGGACGCTGCTAGAGAAGCCGATGGCGAACCTGCCCGTGGGTCAGCAGATGTTCCGCACCGCGTTGTGGCGACTGACGATCCGCCATATCGGGCTGTGTGGTAACAGCTTCTGGTATCTCGACGCGATGAACACGTTCGGCGAACCAAACGCCATCCTCTACATCCGCCCGGACCGGATGTCACCGAACGACGACGCCAACGGCAACCTCGTGTCGTGGCAGCTCGACAAGACCGCGACCAACCCCGGCATCACGATCAGCCTCGAAGAGAGCATTCACTTCGTCTACGACCCGCCCGATATCGGCCACTTCGGGGTAGGACTCGTTGAGTCAGCCATGCTCTGGACGGCCAACTCCCAGGGCCTCGACCGCCATGAGTCGATGCTGATCAGCTCCGGTGGACGGTTGAGTGGCATCCTCGCGCCCAAGACCGGCGTCGTCGGGCCGGAGCAGAGCCTCCAGATCGAGCGCGACTGGCGGACGATCGTTGACACCTCCGATGCAGCGAAGCGGTTGCAGATCCTCAACGCCCCGGTGGACTTCACCAAGACGACGTTGACGCCGGCCGAGATGAACCTGGTCGAGCTGATGACCAACGCCCGCGACAACCTGCTGGCCCTGTGGCACATCCCGCTCACGGCCATCGGCATCCATGAACGTGGCAGTTCCATCTCCGCAGGCGCGGCGAAAGTCACCGAGACCGACGACCAGACCGTCTGGGAGAACGCGGTCAAGGCGCGGACCGAACCGTTCCTCGAGCACCTCCAATACCGCCTTGCCGATCCGTACCAGACCCAGGGCCAGAGCTTCACGATCGTCCTCGACTACCCGACCTTTGACGACAACTCCCAGACCTACGTCGATGCCCAGCAGGCGCTCAACCAGCCGATCAGCAACAACGAGCGGCGCAACATCTTGGGGCTCGACCCGATTGACGACGCCGTGATCGGGCTCAGTGGCGGCCCGTTGGGTGAGGAAGTCTGGATGCCGGCCACGCAGGTCTACGCCTTCACCCAGGCGCCGGGCATCAAGCCGCCCGAACCCGCTCCGACTACCTTGGCAGCGCCCGAGCCGAACAACGAGATGGACAGCGCAAGCCTCGCAGCCGGTGAGACGAGCCAAGGCGGCACAGCGGTAGCCAAGGCCCGCGTCACGCCCGCGCTGCATCCCACGATCAAGCCGCTCCATACGGCTCTGGTGAGCCTGCGCAACCGCATCGCCGCCGCCAAGACGCCGATCCTCAAGCGATCCGTGTCAGGTGTTCTGGCCGATCAGCGCAACGAGATTGCCGATCGACTGCGCAAGAACGCCGCCCATATCGCCAAGAACCCCAGCGATACGTCCACCTGGTTCCCGGCCAAGAGCTTCGATGCTGCACTGACCAAGGCGCTGCAACCGCACCTGACCGTCATGGCTGACAGCGTGAACACCACGATCCACGACGTGCTGCCGGCCAAGAAAGCTGCTCCTGCTGGTGCGGTGGAACGGGTCATGACTCGTGGCGCTGCGAGAGTCACCAAGATCAACGAGACGACCCGCCAGAAGATCAACGACGCGATCATCCGTGGGCTCGAAGCTGGATCGACGATCAACGACGTGGCCGACGCCATCCAGGCTGGCACGAGCATTGCAGGCTTGGACATGGGCAGCCTCTTTGACGACTACCGCAGCGAGATGATCGCCCGGACCGAGCTGATGGACGCCTACAACTCCAGCGCGATCAACACCTACTCCGACGCAGGCTTCGACCAGGTGCAAGCCATTGATGGGGATGGCGACCCGGAATGCGCCGAGCGTGACGGCCAGGTCTTCAGCTCAGACGAAGCCGACTCGATCGAAGACCACCCGAACGGCACGCTCGACTGGGTGCCGGTGATCGAAGAGGGGAAGGCCAGCTCGGCGTCCCCGGCCGAGGTCAGCCGACCGAGCCAGCCGCTGAGCATCGTACCCGTCGATACGGCGGACGTGCTGGCGTTTGCGCAGGATCACGCCTCCAAGGCCAACGCGGCGCTGGAACGAGTCTCAGGCATGCAACTCGCCCAAGCCGCGCTCGATCGGGTGTCGGAGCACTCCGCTGCGGTGTCGGACCTCGCTGATGCAGTGCGGAACCAACCCCCGGCCATCCACAACATCGAGGCGCCGATCGTCAACGTCCAAGCCGCCGAAGCACCCAGCGTCACGGTCAACGCGCCGCCGCCCGACTTCAGCCCGATGCTCGAGGCGATCAGCGCCCAGACCGAGGCACTGCGGCCTCGCCAGGTCGTGAAGACCGTCCAGCGTGATGCGGCCCAACGGATCAGCAGCGTTGTCGAGACGCCGATCGATCCCGAGCCCGACAACGATCCGGACGACGCGTAATGCCGATCACGCACTCAGTCGTCGCAACGGAGCCAGACGATCCAACCGCTGAGGTGAAGTCGTCGGGC